TGTGGAAGATGTGATGCAAATCATGTGGGCGGATGAGCAAAAGTATCCACAGCGCAAGCAATGAGCTAGGACAATGGATTTTCTAGAAACACTCGTGGGGGGGCGCTAATGCGCCCCTTCGTCGTTCTGCTGAGTTTTTAGCCAGCGGATGTAGTCTTGAATGCGACCGATGATGATGAGGGCGTAGAGAGGGCTGAAGCGCTGCTCTAACCACTTCTTGGGCGACTTTTTTGACTTGGAGCGATTACAGCTTCGGCACGCGGGAATCATATTCTCCGGCACGGTACCGGGACATTTGCGCGACCTCAGTGGAATGAAGTGGTCAGCCTCTAATACCGTCCCTTCCTCCGGAAAGTCATAACAATAAGCGCAACGATACTCGAAGTATTCAAGCGCACGCTGCCAGTCGGCCTGAGTAAACTGGGCTGGTAATTCGCGCTTTCGTGCACGGCGCTTGATGTAACTCACCTGACGTGTATCTGGGTTGTTTAATCTCCAGCGCCTCCGCCGCTCCCGTGCTTTGCGGTTTATATCAGCCGGATCTTGGTTGTAGTACCAGCGTGACGATTTCGCCTTGATATGTTCTTTATGGCGCTCATAGTAACGCCGTTTTTGGGCGCGGGTTTTCTCTGGGTTATTCTTAGCCCATTCCCTCCTTTTGGCCGTTTGTTCGGCCCTGTGTTCTTGGCCATATCTGCGGCCATATTCCCGAGCGTGCTCCACGTTATTTTCGTACCATATCCGGCGGCGCTGTTTCACTTTGTCCGGTTCGCGTCGGGCGTAATCCCGTGAACGAGATCGTGCCTTTTCAGGATCTTTCCAGTACGCACGCTGGCGTTGTTCCCTTACCTTTGCTGGGTTTGCCGCGCGCCATTTGCGTTTTGAGGCACGTCTACATTCGCGGCACTGCGATTCAAATCCTGATTTCGCTTTGTTGTTACGACTGAATTCACTTACTGGCAATATACACCCCATAGGGTGAACGCACTGTTCACCCTTGGAGCAACGCTTGAAACCTTCGGGAATTTCCGGCACGGTCAACCCTCTTTGTTTCGGGCGGCGTGCATGCACGCCTTACAGGTATTATGTAACCGCCCATTGTCGGGACGGCGATAGAAATATTCGGCAGTCGAAGGCAGCAGCTGGCCTTTGGGGTTGACGCACTGATCGCCATTGCGGCATTCCTTGAACCCATCGGGTACGTCCGTTACCTGCGCACCGGGGAAGGCGAGAATCTTGCCGCCGGTACGGGCCTGCGTCGGGCGGTCAGGCACACGGGTTTCGAGTTCGGACACAGCACGGCGCGCGCTCTCCAAGTCGCTCGGGTAGTAGTGAGCAACGGTGATGGCGGTGTCGCTGTGACCGAGGACGGTGGCGGCAATGGAGGGCGCGATGCGACTGTCGGCAAACTGGTGGCCCTTACGATGGCGCAAGCTGTGACTGGATAACACGCGGATGCCCGCGCGGCGGCAGGCCCGGCGGATAATCAGACTGATCGCCTCCGGCTTAATCGGCTCTAAATCGCGCGAAAACAGATAGCCGCCTTCGACGTGGCCGCGCTTGCGGCGGTAGGCCAGCCAGCGCGTCAGCGCGTCGGCACACTGCTCGCCGAAGAACACGACGCGCTCCTGATCGCCTTTCTCGGTGACGACTGCGCGGCGATTCTGTAAGTCGAGATGTTCCACGCGCAACCCGGACGCGCCACCACGACGGCACCCGGTATCCGCCAGAAAAAGCACCAGCGCCAGATCACGCGGGATGGTTTTGTAGCGCAATTCGTCGACCAGCGCCGCCAGTTCGGTATCGGTCATGGCTTTTTCACGCGATATGGCGCGCGGCAGCCGGATATTGCGCACGCCCTGCGCCGGACTGGTGCGCAGAAGCCCGGTTTTGACACACCAGTTGAAAAAGACCTTGATGGTCTTGATGTGCTTGCGTTTGGTGGCCGGGGCGTACTTGCGCTGAAGAATGTTGATATTCACGTATTCCAGCACATGTTCCGGCTTGATGGAGGCCAACTTGCGACTGCCGCCCAGCATAGGCACCATGACCTTGAGTTCTTGCTGGAAGGAACGGGCCGTGGTGGCCTTGTACTCGCCGAGGAAAAGCGTAACGGCGTGTTCGAGCGTGATGTTACTCGCCATCGTCAACCGCCTCCAGATCCGTGAAGGGGGCAAAGAATTCGCGGGCGTACGCGCTGGCCAGCAGGTCAACGGGAATGACATTGGTGGAGTCAATTTGCTTGAGGGTGACGAATTCCGCCAACTGATGGACGAGCAACTGCGCGGCGATGCGCCGGGTGATGAGATCACTACTCCCCCACAAGTCGCGGGTGAGGGCATCCGCAGCACGGTCGAGCAGTTCGTGAAGCTGCGGCATGACGGTGAAGATGAGCGCGCGCTTGAGCGCGAGATCGACGGCAGTCTGATCGACATCGAGATAATGGCGTAGGTCATTCATGGTATACTATCCTGTGTTGGGCAGCGCGATACTTTGATCGGTTGCGCGCTGCCTGATAAGCGGGTGGCTGGTGCTGCGACAAAGGCGGTACCCAGCCGCCTTTCCGTTGGGCGCTTTCCACAGCATGGCATCCTGCTCTCGAGACAATTCCTTTTCTACAAGCCTACGATAACGCGAAGTATAGCACTAGTGCATTAATGTGTCAATACACTAGCACACTAGCTAGAAAGCCGTGCTATAATGCGACAAAACCAGATTCGAAAAGGAAAGCGGGGATGGTTGTGAAAAATCGGGTGCCTGAATTGATCGCTCAGAAGTTTGGTGGAGGAGAGAACGTCAACCTTATGGAAGTCCAGCGGCAAACAGGGCTTAACTACAGCGTTGTTTCTCGCTGGTATAGAGATCGGGTTGATCGTATCGATTTACCTGTACTTGAAGTCTGGTGCCAATATTTGAATGTTGGAGTAGGGGACATTCTTGTCTACCAGCCCGACGAGAAATAAGTAACAGAGACGCGCCGAAAAGTGAGGCCGCTTAGCGGCCTCACTTCATAAACTTATTGAATTAGTGCAAACTCAATACGCCAGTCTTCCCCAGCGACTTCTAACATTGCGGAGCAACCGCTTGATCGGAACACGTCTTCGCCTGTGCCACCTGTGCGCGAAACCCACGGCAATGAGGTCGCATTGGCGACACTGCCACATGTTCCGGTAAGGCGTTCGAGCGTGGGATAGCAGTAGCCTGCACAGGTGGCAATTACGCGATACACCCCCGAAGGAATTGAGAACGGGCCCATTACACGCTGCCCGTCACCGACAAAGACAAGCGGTTGCTCGGCTGGGCTCGGTGATTCTGAATGGGGAGCGCAAGCACGCTCAAGCTGATCGAGCGTGGCGCGCAGGGTGGTGATGGCGGAAAGGGTGGCGGGGATATCCTCATTCAGCCCGGCGATTTGGAGCGATGACAGATCGGCCATCATCGAAATGACAGCCGTATTGACATCAACGCTGGTGCACGTGGGTGGGGCTTCCTGAGCGAACAACGGAACACTAAAAGCGATAGTGACGATCAAGGCCAGCAGCGTTCTCATTAGGTTTCCTTTTGGATACGAACCATACATTGAGTATAGAGCACCTGCGCGTTATTTGGCGCAACCCGCGCTAGGCTGAACACAGGAGGGAAAGCCTGTGTTTGGATCAGCGATAGAAGTCGCATCTTTGTATGCCGTGTTGGATCTGAAGAATTCGGCTGGCCCGGTGCTGCAGCAATTTGACCGCCAGCTTGACCAGACCGTGCAGAACATGCAGCGGGTCGGCGGGCAGCTACAAGGGCTGGGCATGGCGATCAGCGCGGCAGTCGCGCCGCTGGTGGCGTTCGGCACGCAGGGCGTGCGGACGGCCATGTCGTTTGATTCGGCGATGGCCGAGATCAGCGCGCGCACGGGCACGATGGGCGAGGAATTGGAACAGGTGCGCCAGCTCGCGCTGCAGATGGGCGCTGCGACCGTGTTTAGCGCACAAGATGCGGCTGACGCCATGCTGGAACTGCTGGCGAGCGGGCAGACAGTCGAGCAGATGATGGCGACTTTGCCGACGGTGCTGACCGCGGCTGCGGCCAGCGGCGAAGACCTCGGCACGACGGCGGACAACATAACAAACATTCTAGCAAGTTTCCAACTCGGTGTGGAAGACGCGGCGATGGTGGTTGATACGTTGTCACGGGCTGCCGGGGCATCGAGCGCCGATATCGGCAGCCTCGCCGACGGCTTTGCGAACGTGGGCGGCGTGGCGGCGCAATTCGGGCTGAGCGTGGAAGAAACCGCGTCGATCCTCGCGATTTTCGCGGAAAACGGGATTAAAGGATCGGAAGCTGGTACACAGCTACGCTCCATGCTGCAGAACATGAGCCGGGATACGGACTCGGTTCAAGCCGCATGGAAGGCGTTCGGGTCGTCGATGTATGACGCGCAGGGCAACCTGCGCCCGATTGGACGCATCCTCGAAGATATTGAGCAAGCCTCGAAGAACATGACGAGCGAACAACGGCAGAGGGCAATGCAAGACCTCGCCGGATCGTATGGGATTATGGGGCTGACGGCGCTGACCTCGTCGATTGACATGGAAAATATGATCGCCTCAATGGATGCAAGCGCAGACGCGGCGAGCGTGGCGCAAGCCCGCATGAACACGTTTGAGGGGGCGATGGACAGCCTCGGCGGGTCGATTGAGACGCTGCAGATCAGCGTGTTCACCCCATTCATGAACAATGTGCTGCGACCGCTGGTGCAGCAGATCACCGACGTGGTGAACGCCATCAACACATGGGCACAGGCTAATCCCGAGGCCGTAAGCTCGATCATCAACGTGGTGCTGGCGGTGGCCGGGCTGGGCGCGGGGCTGCTGGGGCTGGGCACGGTGATCAACTTTGCGGCGACGGCCATGAGTGGGATTTCACTGCTCATCGGAGCGCTGACAAGCCCGATCGGGTTGGCGGTGATTGCGATTGGCGCACTGATCGCAGCGCTGAGCGTTCCGCCGCAGCAATGGGAAGTCATGTGGAACACGATGACGTTTTATGCCAACTATGCGATCAACCGATTGGTGGGGTTCTTCTGGGACAACCTGGCAAAGCCGATTGGCGATGCACTGGCAAGCATCCCGACGGATACCTTTGTCGCCCTCGCCGTGGGCGTAGGCGTGCTGGGCGGCGTGCTGGCAGTGCAAGCGATCCCGGCGGCAATCACGGCCATTGCGACGACGGTGGCGGCGGTCGCAGCGTCCTTTGGCGCGGCGCTCCTTGCGGCGGCTCCATTCCTCGGCATTTTGCTGGTCATTGGCGGGCTGGTCGCTGCCTATGCAACTGACTGGATGGGATTTAGAAGCACGATAGATAAGATTCGAAAGGCCATTGATGACGCTGTTGTGGCGGCTGAGCAGCTTAAATTCTTGTGGGACTATTTCACAGGCAATACTGCGCCAGTGAATCTCCATCCGGTGACACAACCACCAGCCGGCACGGTGCTGCCGTATGACATGCCAACGACCTTTGGAAGCGCACCAAAGCGCGGCACATCGATGATCGGCGGGAGCGGCACCCCCTTCGTCAATGCGGGTACGGCGTTCGATGGGGGCAAGCCTGCGGTGAGCAAAGGCGGCATACAGATTGGCAGCCTGACGGTGAACTGGACGAGCAGCGGCGGCAAGGATGACTTTGAGCAGTTCGTGCTGAACCTAGAGAAGCTGGCGGCGGGGACGTAAACATGGCGAACAGTGCAAACAGTTTTGCGGTGGCCGTGGGGCATGACCAGACGACGCTGCAGCGGATGGAGCCGCAGCCGTGGACGGACGGTTTGCAGTACCCGGAAGAAATTTACTCGCCCAGCGATGTGTATGAGGCGGGTGAGGCGTTCGTGGTGCTGCGCTTTAATGCGCCGGATGGTCCGCTGCTCGACGCGCTGTATGCAGCGTTTGGCCTGACCAGCAGCAAAACGGCGAATGTCACGATCAGCCTGCCGACGAACCGCGCGCGGTCGACGTGGGCGGACTACAACGGGCAGGCGATCAAGGCGCAGCGGGATGCGTGGGCGAATCCGCGGTATGGGCAGGTCGAGATCACGGTGCGGCAGTTGGAAGCGGTGTAGGGATGGCCTCACCCCCGACCCCTCTCCGAGCGGAGAGGGGAGACAAGATAGGGATATAGAAATGAATTTCGCACAACTGAGCGGTGCTGACTTGGATCGGGCAATTGCCGAGCTGTTAGGCTGGACTGAGCTGGAACTGGTCGAAGCATGGATAGATGAGCGAGATACTGGCTATACGACATTCCAAATATGGCACGGGCGACTTAACGGCCTTGAGGCGGATGTCCCACAATTCCATGCTGATACGAATGCACAACTCCGAATCTGCGTTAAACGGCGATGGCAGATGACCTATATCAGCAATGAGGAGGCGAATCTGGTGCGTCCGCTTACTGGTCAATATGTGCAAGTTCATGGTGGGAAAGGCGCGGACTATCGAGAGGCGGGGGCACGTGCATTGCTGGCTGCATTGATGGGGGCTAAATAGTGGCGTGGGATGATGCACCGCAGAGCGCGCGGGGCTGGCTGTATCTGCTGAAACCGTCGATTGTGATGCAGGCGCAGGTCAACATGGCGGCTGCGACGTACCCCGCGCATGAGATAACGTTTGACAATGTCGACGGAGCGTATGGCACCTATACCGATATCAAGGTGGGACAGACGGTCATGATCGGATCGTCGCCGGGCGAGTATGACCTGGGACGCACGTATGTGCGCGCCACGCCGACGAGCACCACGCTGCCGATCGGGTGGGCGAGCAGGGGCAAAAACCCGGGCGAAGTGGTGCTGTCAGATGATGCCTATGTGACGGTGCTGGACATGTACGAGGTGTGGTATAAGCCGGGGCGGCTCGACCTCGCTACGGGGGCCATGTACAAGGATTATGACCTTGACGGCACCACACCGCCGAGCCCGATCCTCTGCGTGGGGGATGTGGGGGGACTGGGCAGAATCGGGTTTGCCGACGCGGGCGTGCTGGTGGTTGACTTGTTTGACTGGAGCGGATCGGCGCTGGTCAATGATGGTGAAACATGGGTGAGCCGCGAATGGGACTTTGGCGACGGGACGATCCTGACGGGCTCGACGACGAGCGCCGACCCGGTGGTGGAATTCCCGGTGGGGTACCGCTGGATCACGCTGACGGGAGAGGGGAGCGACGGCGGAATCACGACACGGCGCTATCTGGTGGTGGTGCTCGACCCGGATGCCCCCGATGTGATTCTCTTTGACAAAAAGGATCTGCGGCGCACGGCAGACGGGCAAACGCTAACGGTCAGCCTGCGCGAGTATCTGATCCCCGAGGAATACCCGCCGGGCACGGTGTGCATGTATCTGGCGCGGGAGAAGCGCGGCAGCACGGTGACGATCACCCAACGCTTTGCCGGGTGGCTGGACGTTGAGAACAGTTCCGCGGTGGCGAACCGAACCGGGACGCAGCGCACGACGACGCTCACAGCGGTCGATGTGGCGGGCAAGCTGGCGCAGCTGCGCTCCATGCCGACGACGGTTGCTAATGAGGCGACGCAAGCGACGTGGCTGGAAATGGTCGACGCTAACCCGGAGCGCTACATTCACCGGCTGCTGGCATTTGAGACGACGGCGCTGACGCTGGCGGATTGGACGCTGACCGGGCTGACCGGGAGTGCAGCCTATCCATTTATGGATTTCTGGACGAGCGGCGGCACAATGTGGAGCGTGTGCGTGGGTCTGGCGATAGCCATGGCGCACGAACTGACGTGCGATTCGCAGGGACGGCTGTGGATACTACCGAATCCGATGAGGCAGAACGCCATCGATCGGACAACCGATGTACAGAGACACATCACCGAGGCGGACTGGCGGCAGTTGGGGTGGGCAGCGCGCAGCCGTCCAACGGTGGGCGCGCTCACCTCGCAGATGGTGGTGATCAGCAGCGGGTATGCATCGACCCTGCCCACCCCATTCCCGGACGAATTCAGTGTTAGCCCAGGGCTCGTGCCGGGACAGGGCAGCAGCGAACAAGGCATGAATGTAGGGATTGTCGCCAGTGAGACGGAAGCGCATGAGCGGATCGGGCATGATTATGCGCGGCTGACGGCGAACATGCAGCCGTACCAGATCACACTGGCGCATGGGGTCGATGCGGATATCGAGCCCGCCCACATGACGTGGGTGCAGCTCACGGCGCTGTATGGGCGCGCCGGATACCGCGGCCCGTCACTGCTCAGCGTGCGCGGGCTGCCGCTGGAAGTGGTGTTGAGCGTGGATACGCGGACGGGCGTCGGGACGCAGTCGCTTACATGGGAGAAAGAGACTGTGGGCGAGATCGGGGATGAACGCAATGAATAAGGATCTCGGGGCACGCGGGAAAGCCGCGATCAAGCGCATCCTCAAGGAAGACGAACTTGAGGGATACATGGGGCGTCCGAATGGGTCCGGCGGGTGGATCTACGCCGTGCCGCATCACCCCGGCTACACCTATGTGCGCGTGGTCAATGGCACGCAGATGTCAATTGCCGAGGCGATCAACCAGGGCGTGGCGGAAAACCCAAATATTCTGGTCAAGATCGTGCGTGAAAAAGGGATTCTGGTGGTGCGCGAGGCGGACGCGGCGAGCGCGGCGCATGTGCTCGGCACCGATGTAATCACCTCCCTGCCGACGACGCTTGGAGCGATCACGCACGATTATGTCGGCTATGACACGGTGGGCGCGTCATGGTATGACTTTGCGACCGACGGGCGCACGATGCTCTACCGACAGATCACTATCACGCAAAACTGCTTTCTAGCGGCGATTGGCGTGTATGTGAAGGGCAGCACAACGGTTATCTCAGCGGGCGGGATTACGATTCAGGCGTTTTTGCTGTCCGATGACGGCGGGGATGTCAATTACCTGCTGGCGACCGCGTCGCCGGTCAATAACCATGTAATGAATACGACGGGGCGCTGGCTGGATCTGGTGTGTTTCCGGCTAATGACGCCGGGAGATTACTGGCTGGGCGTGCGCGGCGTGTCGGTGGGGTCGAATACCTTATCAATTGCCTATGACACGGGCGGCGCGGATCAATACTTCACGGCGGCGAACGCCAATGCGGTGGATCATCCACCGTTCGGCGCGACGACGGACTCGACCTATGATTTCTCAATCAGAGCGGGGATTATCCGATGATTACAGGCAAGATCCGGTTGTTTTTGTGGGTGATGTTTGCGATTGCACTGCTTGCCGGGCTGCTGGTGGGGTCGGTGACGACGTGGCTCATCATGGCGCGGCAGTTGGGATGTTCGTAAAAGACGCCTCACCCCCGGCCCCTCTCCCAAGGGCGAGGGGAGGATAAGATGCTTTCTAGCAACTGCGCGTTAATCCGGTGACACGGCGCTAAGGTGGAGGTGACTTTAGCGAACGGAGTCACCGGGTGATGTGGGCGTTTCTTGTGATACTCCTCCAACTTCAAACACTTCAAACCCCAATTCTAATCGACGTGTGTCCGGCGTTCGGCGTACCCGTTAGCGGCAGCGGGTATGACCGGACATATGTTGAGTATCAACTGGATGCGGACGCGATCGGCGCGCTGCTCGCCATCGATGGTGATTCTTTTTGGGTGGGATACGAGCGCGGCGGGTTTGCATGGCCGGATGATGTGCGGTGGGTGCTGAACGTCACGCTGTGGACGGCGGACGGCGATGAGCGGTGGATCGAAGTGTATGGCGCAGCCAGCACGCCAGATGTGTATTACGTGCTGCCGTATGCCAACACGGTCGCCTATGCGGACAGCAACGGCGAACACTGGGGGACGCATCCATGCGCAGCGGTCACGATCAGCGGGGAAGCATTTGAGGCGATCATGGCGGAGATGGCGACGTGAAGAAACTAATGTTTTTGGAGACGGTGCTGCGCAAAGGTGGTGCGCCCACACAGTGGACACCCGATCAGGTGATCGGCGCCGATATTCTGACAAACGGCGGGTTTACGGGCGGGATCACCGGGTGGACGCTTGCGGCTAACAGTGGCAGCGATCCGACAATTACGGCAACAAACCCGGACGGGTCAGCAGGGACGGGCGGCGCAAAATGGTTTGGGTCGGCGGCGACATTCGTGCAACTGCGCCAAACGGCGGGCAGCGTCGGCAGCTACTACTTCACAGAGGCGGAGTGCAGCGCTTATACAGCCGGATCTGTTGATATTCTGTGGGGAGGTACAACGCCATTTCTTACTGAGTCAGTCACGGGATTAGGCGTGGTACGCGGAATTTCACGCTGCTCTACTGCCGAGGTACGTCCGCAGGCGGGCGGTGCCGCGGTCAATCTGGTGATGAACTATATCATGACTAAACCATTGACAGTGAGCACTCAGCGCGCGGCGCCGAGTGCGAACATGCGAATTACGCAGCTGTATACACTGCCCGCCTCACCGGCGAAGGGCGATCAGTTATGGCTGCCTGTACGCATCAGCAGCTGGTCATCTGGCAATTATCTCATGGCGCTGCTCATTTATACCGGGACGCGGTGGGATGTGCAGTTTTACACGGTGACGAGTCATGCACGTGGATCAAACTTAGGGGGCGCCACCAACATCGGCAGCACGAGCGGCTTGCGCGTCAACTGCAATGGGAACAGCATCACGATTGAAACGCTCAACGGGTCAACATGGACGCAACGGGGATCGACTATGACCAACAGCAATTACAACACAGCAACTGATTTCAATGTACTGGCGACACCGGATTTCACACTAAGCACGTTGAGCCGCGAGGCGGCGGCGTAACAGTCGAGCGCGGCGTGAAATTTCGGTTTGAATAAGCGGGTTTCTAGCAACCGTGCGTTAGGCGCGCGGAAATACGGCAAAATGGGGTGATAATTGAGCGTGCAGGACGCGCCTCGAGGCTCCCCAGCGTGATCGGGGTGCGGCCTGCACTAACACGCTGGGGGGCGGACTATGCGACAGAAAGGGGGCGCGACGTGACGGTCGATAAAGCGGAAGTACAAGCGATGATCAATGCGTCAGTCATGCCCATTACACGGGAGCAAAGGCGGCAGCGCAAGCGCACTGACGCCATGAGCAAGCGGCTGGACGATGTCGAGGCCAAAGCGGACGAGGCGCTGAAGGTCGGCGAGCTGGTCGAGCGCGTGGTGACGGAAGGTATGGCGCGCATCGAATTGAAGATGGACAAGCAGCACGCCGAGATCGTCGGCAGGCTGAACATGGCAGAAGGCTGGATCGGTCGGCGGCGGCGGCTGGAAACGGCGGCGGTACGCTTCAGTCAGATCGCGGTGGTGGCGGCGCTGCGGCGGTGGCTGCCGTTCATTGTGATGCTGGGCGGGGTGTTGGGCATGTGGTGGATACTTGTGAGCCTGATGGAGGGCGGACTATGAACATGGATGTAATCTACTGGGTGATTGGCGCGCTGATCGTGCTGATTATGGTGCTGGTGACGGGTTTCATTCTCGTGTCGGATCGGTCGGTGAAGACCTCGGCGAATCAACACCCGGCGGGGACGCTGGACAAGCTGGAAGTCATCATCCGGCTGCTGTATTCCGGGGCGCGCATCACGCCGGCGGCGTGGGATGATGAGGCGGTTCTCGCGTGGGCGAAAAGCAACGGCTTTGAAGCTGATAGGGATGCGGCGGGGACGCTGGTGCTGAAACGGCCAGCACTGCCGACGACGACGGCGCAGGCGGTGGGGTAGCCTCACCCCCGGCCCCTCTCCCAAGGGAGAGGGGAGACAAGATCTAGTATGATACCCGGTAGATGCCGGGTTTTTTGTTGTGGGGAGCGGATGATGAAACGGGGACGAGCACGGCTGATCGTGGTGGCGGGGATCGTCGTGGGGCTGGCGGTCATGGCGGAGATCGGGAAAGATTCAACCTCACCCCTGATAGAGACGGCCTCACCCCCGGCCCCTCTCCGAGCGGAGAGGGGAGAAAGCACGCTCACCCCATTGGAGGCGGAAGTGACGGCGCTGGTGGGCGTGCGCGGGGTGGGCGTGGTGATCAGCACCGGCGGGATTGTGTACATGGAAATCGACGTGCTGGCGGGGTATGCCGCGCAGCCGTTCGCCGAGGCGCTGCTGGAAGTGGCGCAGCGGCATGGGACCGTTGAAGATTTCAGCGTGGTGCTCAATGATGGGGTGAACGTGCCGCAGTCGTATCTGTGGCGCGGTGGAGCGTGGAATGGGGTGGCTCTGGAGCAAATCGCCACGCAGATCAGCGCGACGCAGCCGCCAGTGCCGACGATGCTGCCAGCGGTCGATGCGCGGCCTGTGGCGACGCAGGCGCAGGTTGTGCCGGGGAATTGTACAACGGCGGTGGCAATGAGGTTGAGCGCGGAAGAGGCGGCGCGGCATCCTGATTTAGATCGGGATGGCGATGGGGTCGCGTGTTACGGGGATTAGGGGATGGCCTCACCCCCGGCCCCTCTCCCAAGGGAGAGGGGAGACAAAAAAGGGACGCGGTGATTCGCGTCCCTATCATCCGCCTTCTACAAACCGTGCAGGAGTTCGGATCTAGCAGTACACAGTTGAGCGTAAGACCCTTTAGCAATTACCTGCCCATTTTCATCTATGACACGATGTCCACAGTCTACTGACCGCGCATTGACACAAACCCAAGTCATAGCGTGATTCAAGCTGGGAGCCTTAGTAGTCAGCACCCATTTGTTTTTGTCGAAGCTCCATGCTTCCAATCTATAAACCAAGTTTACCTCGCTTGAGATCATGCACTTTCTACAAACCTAGTTCGGGAATAGAGCGCGAAACTCATCGTCCGATAGCTCATGGCCTGCCGGGTATTCCCACTTGTGAAATCTGTTTAAGATGGGAGAACGTCTCTTTGCGTAATCCTCGATCATACGCCTGCATTTCGCCTTATCCCGATCCCTACGTTCCTGAATCTGCCAGAACCAGCATCGGACATTTTCATGCGGCGTGATGCCGTATGCTTCCATGACGCGCCGCGCCTGAGCAAACAACATCCCGTACATCGTGGGGGTTTCGTTTGCAAATTGTGTTTCAGGTCTGTATGACACAATCAATTCAGCCAAAAGTAGTCCTGCTATTTCCAATTCTGACATGCTTTTGTTTTTCACCGCTTCCTCGCTTTTCTCTCTGGATTGATAAGTTGGTTTCTACGTCCTGTCGATTTTCGGCTTATTCTTTCCCTTGCGTAGCACCTTGATTAGATCACGCTTCTGCGCCACGGTGTACACGGCATGAGCGATCCGCGCCAACTCGAAACAGTCATCGGGACTATTCCAGTCCCATTTTGATTCAGCGTCGAGAAAGTATCGCATTTCCGAATTTACGCCGTAGTCAGTGAGCGTATAGCTCAGGAGTTTGCCGCACTCTTGACAGTGCTCCGACCCGTCACTCTCTCCATATGCACCTGAGCAAATTTCGTCTCCATACTCACTGACGGGAACACGCGGCACAGCGTGGATACAATCGTAGCAAAGCGATTCGCCCTCATCATCATTTTCCCCGCAAAACCAATATGTTTTGTCGGGGCGGGACTGGCGCTCGTCAAGCAACGCCATACAAATGTCGAGATAGTTCTCCTGACGATCTGTCAGATTGCGTTCACGCTGCATCTCTGTCCTCGCTTTCCATAGGTTGCGATCATTGCGTGTCTACGAACCAGTGATGACTTCTAGCAAGGATTCCATTGCTCCACGCAAATCGTCGGCGCGAACGAGTTGCAGCAATTTAGCCTCTTTACTTGTGATACATACCCATTGGCGCTCAAGCGTTGGCTCTGGTTCTCGCGTGATCTCTATGCTAAATACTTCATCTACCGACAGCCCATAGAGCGCTGCGATTTTGGTGAGTTCTTCATAGTCTGGTGGCCGAACACCTGCTTCAATGTACAGATATGTTGTTCGCGCTACCCCAAGATGCTTTGCGACATCTTCCTGTCTAAGTCCTGCACCCTTACGCAGCGCCTTCAGCCTTTCAAACCACGCCTGCTCACTCACTATCGAACATCCTTAGCTGGCCTTCAATCGGCTCTGGCCCGTGTTTGCATTCATCGCCAATCCATTTGACGCGCACCGCTTCACTCAACATGCGCTGCACAATCAATCCGTCGCCGATCCATTTGCCAACTTCGCGCCCCAAGTCCTTGCGTTTCTTCGGGTTCGGGTCTTCAACATACGCCGCGACGATGCAGCCGCACCACGTCTCGCGTTCTTCCTTCTCCGCGCCCCAGTGATCCCACGCAAACCACAGGATCGGCACGTTCGCCTCGACCAGCGGCTGCGCGTTGATCTCCGCCCACACCCCCAGCTCCGTCTCGGTCATCCGTCCGCGCCAGCCGCGGTGAGGCTCCTGTATCCGCCGGATATAACCGAACTCCGTGCACACCCACAGCCCGCCGACCTCGCGCATCAGCGGCAGCCAGTCCCACGCGCCCGCATCCGTCACCCCGTCGAGGTACACATGCACGCCAATCGCATGTCCTTCCGCCGCCGCTTTCTCGATCGCCGGGCGCACCACCGCCCACTCCGCCGCATTCTTGTGCGTGGCGAGGTTCAGCGCGCACACCTTCACGCCGAGCGCGTTGGCCGCGTCCAGCGCCTTGATCGTCCAGTCATTCAGCGCTGCCGTGGGGTGAATTTCGTTCGTCAGGTGGATGAAGGCTGCCTGCGGTGCCGCCAGCGCGCGCGCCCGGACGAACGCCGCCGGGTCGATCTCCAGCGTTTCATCCGGCAGCGCGCGGAAGATCACCCGGCTGCGGTCAGCGAGCATCGCCGTCAGTTCCGGCGAATTCCGCACCAGCGTGAACGCCCCGCCGATCACCCCCGCATCCCGCGTGATGTTCTCCCGCGAATACGTGTGATCGGTCACGTTGAGCCCATGCAAGCCCTGCATAAACGTCATTCTATCGGCTCCGATTCACTGCACCAGCGCAGCCACCGCGCGACAAACAAACTCACCAGCACGCTCAGCACGCAATATGCTCCCAGCAGCATAATCACGTTCATTGCACTGGCGCCGTGAAGTTATCGAAGCCCGGCAGATTGCCCGCCAGCGCCGCCAGTTGATCGGCCTGCGCGAGCCGCTTCTCCGCCATAATCGCGTCGATCTGCTGCGCGGTGTATCCCCACACTGGTGCGACGAGCCGCAGCACTTCCTTGTCGCCGACCAGCTCGCGCATCTTGATCGCGTTAGTGATCACCTCAGCATCGTTCCGAATATCCGCGTCTTCCCAGCGGCACACCCACCGCTTGACCTGTGGCGCGCGCGCCGTCGGCGAATACGCATTTTGCACGGTCGCCGCCATCTTCATCACGTCTTCCCACGCATTCCCCGCCTTGACTTGGAAGCGCTTGACCTTCCCCAGCAGCCCGATCTCGCGCTGTTTCAGCGATTCACCGCTCGCCGAGTCGCCGCCCATTTGTGACGGCAGCGGCGTCTGCGTGATGGTCCCGATCTGCTCAATCAGAAACTGCGCTTGGGAGATGAACGGCACGAGCTGCGCCTGTTCCAGCGTGAACATGTCGACCTTCTGATCGTTGCCGAGCCCTTCCTCGGCGATCTTGATGATCATCCCCGGCACGACTTTCGCTGGCGGCGCAAACCCCACCGCCACCTTGATCTGGAACGCCGACAATTCCGCCGTCATGACCATACTGACCATCGTGCGGTTGAGCGCATCCTGTGAGGGGATCATGCTGGCGATCTCGCTGATACCATAGCTCAGCCGCGCCTTCGCCCGGTTCACGAACGGCACCACCGGCACGCCAATCGGCTGCCCGTTGCTCACCCACGGCACGACCTCGCCCGCGCTCAGCGTCTGCTCAGCCTCGGCATACTTCTCGACCCGGTCGGGGAAGTAGATATTCACGCGCCGCTCGTCGTCGGTCTCATACCACACCTTGACCGCGGCGACGATCCGCTTACCCATCCGGTCATACACGGGGATCATGCCCGTGTCCCCGTCCCAGCACAGTTCATGCGCCAGCATCGGCGCGCCCGTGTCTTCATCCGGGGCGACCATCAGGAAGGTGATCCCGTCGCGCAGTCCCGCGTCGACGACATCCATCTGTAAACCGTCAAAGCGGTTATCATCCAGCACCTGCGCCGCCCACTTCGACCCGGCGTCATTGTCCGCGTCGATGCCCGCCACCGTCAGCCGGTCGCCCATCTTGGCGATCACCAGATCCGCATAGTTGATGTTGAACTGGTCGAGCACTCCACCGCTGACGCGCAGCATGTCGCGCATTTCCGGCGTCAGCTTCGCCCGGTGATCGCCCTCGGCATACTGCCGAAACAGCGCCACCTGCTGCCCCCACGTATTGATCTCGTCTTCCCACGTTTCCGGCAGTGCCAGCCCCGCCGCCAGCAGCCGCCCCTTGATTGATGTCAGCATCTTGCCCCCTACCCTATCCAGCTCGTCGTCTTCGCTTCTAACCTGCGCGTCTTCGGATGATCTATCCCCATAATCGCGTATCTCAATGCATCTAGCGCATGGTCATGGGTTTTCAGCGGCTCGTCGCGCAGGCCGTGCACGTTTTTCGCCCATTGATAGCTCTCGAATTCGTCAATCAGGTTGATCGCGTCATGTGTCAGCGTCAGCCGCGGCTGCCCATCCGCCCGCGTGACCAGCCGCGCCTTGACCGCCTGTATCCCCGTCTGCACGGTGTTATCCGCCGCCTCGGCAGGCAGTCCCGCCGCCACAAACGCCTTGATGTTGTCCGGGTTGGCCGGGTCACAGTAGAACCGCTCAATCCGATACATCCCGCGCAGTTGCACGGCCATGCTCACCCATTCCTCAATCCGCCGTGACCGCTCATAGAGTTCCTGCACCACGCCCATGCGTCCGTCGCCATCCACACCACACAAAATGATCACGCCCGGATTAGCAAAGCCCCAGTCGACCCCCGCCACATACCGCGGATACTGCCGCACCGTCGCGCTGACATGCCGCGCCCGGTCGAATTCGCTGTAGATCAGCCCCTCAAACGCCACGAATTCCGCGTCGAGTTCCTGCGCCGCAAAGTCCCCGACATATTCCAGCGCCCAGGCATCCACAATCGCCTTGTCAATGAACGTGTTTTCGCGGCTCGACGCCTTGACGATGAAATAGTCCGGGTCATTCGGGTGATCCATCACAAACTTGCGAAACACCCAGTTCCTGCCGCGCGGCGTGGTGCTGTACCAGTCATAGCCCAGCAGCCCATGCTGGCGCAGACGACCGATCATGATCGGATGCACATCTGGCGTATACATCGCCGCTTCATCCCCCCAGTACCAGCTCAGCGACGGGCCGCGCAGACGATCCGGGTGCTGCGTCGACGCATAGTAGATCTCGCTCCCATTCTTGAGCTTGATCAGTTTCTCGTTTTTGTTGTGCATCTCGTGGGTGATCGGCTCGCCCATCAATTCGGCAATGTCGAGAAATGAGCGCAGACTCGCCTTACGGATCATGTCCTCAGTCGGCGCAGTGAACATGCCCAAATTCGGCACAGGGATGCGCCGCTGACCGATCCGGCCATGCGCCGCGCGCCACGCGCGCAGCGCCCCAGCCCACGACTTCCCCGAGCCGATGCCCGCCACGAACGCCGCATGATGCGCTTCTGTGAGCACGAACGCTTCTTGCTGCGCATACATCGGCGGCAGTTCTTTCACCATCAGCCGTTGATACAGCAATCGCGCCAGCTTTGCCGCCTGGGCATTGTTGGCCTGTACGGTCATAGAAAATCCCTTATCTTAGCCTTCTCCCCTCTCCGCTCGGAGAGGAGTCGGGGGTGAGGCCATCTCTTCCACCAGCCCAAAATGACACCCCATCGGCACGTCGATCTCATCGTCTGGCGCATCCGCAAACACCAGATACACCCGCTTGAAGCGCTCGACATTCCGCGCCGCCATGATCACCCGCTCGCGCCCGTTGTCATCGACCCGTAACGGCAGCTTACACTTTGTCGCCACCTCGACCGCCAGCACCATGCTCATTGCCCGCCGCCCATCTCTGCGCGCATCATCTCGACGAACTGATTCATGAACACATCCGGCGTGATGCCCACCTTGCCCATATACTCCAGCACATCCTGCGGCAGCCCGCCGAGCGGCATGCCATTCGCCCCGGTCAGCTCTTGCCGGTTCGACCAGCGTTTCGGCGTCGGCATGTGCGTCAGCACAAATTTGCTCGCCTCAAAGTCGCCCTTCTCCACGGCGACAAACACGTTATCCGCCGCCATGTCGAACATCAGCACGCGCGACGCCTCGACCATCTCGCGCAGGTGATACGTGTCGATCCAGTTGTAAACCGTCTGCCGCGTGACCTGGTACGCGTCCGCCACTTTGGCGATCACCCCGCCGTGCGCTTCCAGCGCCTTTCTCAGTTCCGTTTTCGTGACTTTCGCCATAGTGCGTCAAATCCTGTCAAATTCCCGCCGTTTTCGCGCCATCGCCATTATGACTATACGCATCCCTGCTACACCCACCCTTAAACCGTAACGCGCATCCGCCCTACTAACGCATCCGGGGCGCACTAACGCGCCCCCGACGCAACTTTTCAGTGCAATTTATGCCCGTTTTTATGCAACTAAAACGGGATTTCATCCCCGGCATGACCCGTATACTCGTTCTCCGACGTTGCCCGTGCCTCTTCCTCATCGAATTCGAGCAGCTCATTGACCGGGTCCCAGCTGATCCGGCATTCAAAGTCGCAGTACTCAGTCCCGGCCAGCATGCAATACCCGCCCTCAGTCATGCCGCAGTTGGCGAGCTGGTCATCGAAGTCATCGTCAGCATCATAGTTGTAGTTGATGCCATCATCTTCGTCGTCTTCCGTGCCAAGACCGTCAATCCACCGCTGCGGGTTTTCGACCGTCAGCGTGCACTCTTGCGCCAGAATCGGCACGCCCATCGTGTCGATCAGCAGTTCGACCTCTGCCGCGTCAATCTGAAACCGTGCCGCCAGATGATTCACCAACCGCGTCCGCTCGGCTGTCGTTATCATCGCTAGATCGAGCATGTAAACGGATTGCGGCTCATCAAACCCCGGCACGTTAACCAGCATCGGAACAAATGACACAACGTTGACTCGCAGTCGCCCGAACACTTGCATAAAGTTATTCGCGCGCTCAGTCCCTTCGTGGATCAGTACCGTGAAATCTGCACCCATGTTTATCCTCGCTCTCTTTGCTTGTCTCCCCTCTCCTCTTTTCGGAGAGGGGTCGGGGGTGAGGTTGCCCTATCATCTCCCCGCCCACACTTGCCCGTACCCGTGACAATCCGCGCATTGATGCTCGCGCCCATCCTCGTCGAAGTAGTACCCATCGCCGTAGCACAACAGGCACACCTCCCACCCGCTGAACGCATCCGAATCCGCCAGCGGCAGTTTCTTGTCTCCCCTCTCCTCTTTTCGGAGAGGTGTCGGGGGTGAGGTCGTCTTTTTCATAGTGTGCTTACCCATTAGTAAAATCTCCGCATCAGCGCACAGTAGACTTTGAAGTCTTCCCATTTCTCCCGGTCATAGCCGTGGCTCAACGGGTTAAGATACGACACTGTCCGCTTGTCCTCTTTTGATCCGGATTTTGGCACCAACCATGTGTTCACTTTGTCGATGAAGGCTTGCTCTTGTGGGTTAAAGATCGGCATAGTTACTCATCCCCCACCACCCGGTAACCGCGCCGCGTCGCCACGCCCTTCTCATCCTTGCTCGCCCCCACGCGCTCCAAATACCCAGCGCGCCACAGAAACGTCATGTCACGCCGCAGCGTCTGCTCAGGCCGATCCACGTCGAGGAACGCCTGCACGGTGACCGGCAGCACGCCGCGCCCTTTCGGCATGTTGCGCTGCCGATCGGCGACAATCTGCACAATCCGCATCAACTCGCTGATCTTGTGCACCGGCTTTCTGAATAATTGTTTCCGCTCGTCGCTTGCCATAAGTCACCTTCTAGCACCCTAGAACAGGCTCACCTGCGTCGACGTCGGCGGCTCTTCACTGACCACATAATGCACGTCTTTCGCCCACCGCGGATACCGCATCAATCCCGCGTACAGCGCCAGTGATCGATTCTGCGGTGGCACCACGTAGTTGATCCCCAGCAAACGGAACATCTCCGCCTCGTCTGCCGTGCGGATGCGCCGCCCGCTCTCCACGTCCGTCCAGTACCCATCGACCGCCCGATACGGCGCATGCTTCTGGATGCACTGCTGCATCACCCACGCATTGGCCTCGCCCGGCCCCGTCCGCAGCCACAGGATATAGCCCCAGTTCTCCGGCTCAGCCACGAACAACTCAATCCGCAGCCCCTGATACATAAACCCGCGGTATTTGTTGCCCCAGCGCGTCGTGCGCTTCTCGCCATACACCGCCTTGACGATGAGCTGCTCGGCGACCATGCGATCCAGCCGCGCCAGCAGATTCGGCGCATACTTCGGCAGCGCGACGATCTCGCCATCGCCCACCAGCGCCTTGCCGCGCCGCAGACTTCCCGCGATCACGATCTCGTCGCACTGGTCTTTCAGCATGTCCCGGATGATCAGCACCTTTTCGCGTGCTTCCTCCGCTGCGACCTTCTTACCATCGCTCATCACTTGACCTCATGCTTTCCGCAAAACGCGCACACGCGCAGCGTCTTGCCATCTCGGAATGTCGTCATGGTCATCCAGTTGTGACCCAACCGCTCACACAGCAGTGACCACTTGCGCATTGCATCCGCCGTCCGCACATCCGACGCCGCAAATCCGCAGCACGTGCACTCAATCGCGCCCAGCGGGTTGCCCTGCTCGTCGATCCCCTCCGCCCGGAACACATTGCAGCCGCAGTCCGGGCAGCAAATCCAGTCGATAATCCGCGCGTTCATGGCGTCTCCTCCGGTCGCATCTCGTGCCGCGCCCGCATAAACTCCAACAGGCTGCCCTTGCCATCCCACCCCGCATATTCCGCGTTGACCGTCACCCGTGGCAGATCGTCTTTCTCGCCCCACGCGACGCGCTCGCCCGCCGGACGCTTCACATCGGTGAGCATCGCCTCGACATACGCCCAACTTTTCGCGCCCTTGCGTGCTGCCTGCTCGATCTTCTGGATCACCACCGCGTCGCCAAATTTGACTGCTGCCTCGTCAATCGCTTTCCGCACCACCTCGCCCGCCTTGCCGATGTTGCGCTCATACGCCGTCACCGACTCGCCACGGAGAGGGGGGAGCGCGGAACTGGGGGGAGTGGTGCTCGCCACGCCGATCGTCCCCGCTTTGAAGAAATCGGGGTTGTTTGTCTCCCCTCTCCCTTGGGAGAGGGGTCGGGGGTGAGGCTGATCTTTTGGCGGTTGATCGAAACTTTCCCGCATCTCGTCGGTGATGTGATCCGCAGCCGCCGCCGCTTCCGCGCGCTCGCGCGCGTGTTCTGCTGCTGCTTTCTGATCAACTACCTGATTCAAAGACTCTGAATCAAGACTCTGATCTTCTAATGTAGAGGACGCGAATCCGTGTTTTGCAAAATGCGAATCCGCATCCTCCATAATGCGATTTCGCATTTTCCATTCTTCGTTTTCGCATTTTGCATTTTGCGAATCCGCATCCTCCACGATGCGAAACCATGCGTCGATCGCTTCCTGCACCACGTCGATGTTGATGCGCAGCATCTGCTTGCGATCATACGCATGCCGCACGCCCTGCATCACGTCGATGAAGCCGCACTTCGTCAGCATGCTGATCGCGCGCGATATCCGGTACACCGTGAACGTGCCGAGCAGTTCCATGCTCACCTCGGCGCGTGTCAGCGGCCCCCGCCATGCGTCCTGCCCGATCTCCATCCGCCAGCTCGCCCAGCGCTCTAACCAGTGCAGCAGCGCCGCCGCGCACGGGTCGCCGTTGCAGATGGCGAGATATTCCTCGCGGATCTGGATGAACTTGGCTTTGGCTGGTGCTGTAATGAGTCTTTTTGCCACAATCTTTTTCTCCCTGCTGGGCGGCAGATATACCCGTCTGCCGCCCTCGCTTTCCACAATCGGCATACCTACGCCGCGGCTGCTTGTCCCAGTCGCACGCTCTCGATCAATCCCGCGCGCTGCAAGTCGAGCAGCGCCGTCACCAGTTCGCCGACCGTCAGCCCAAACTCGCGCTCGACCTCCTGCGCGGTCGCATTCGGGCACACGTCCAGATACCGCTTGATCTGATACAGTCGCCGTTCGCCCGTGTCCGGCTTGATCATGGTCACGGCCTGCGCGTCATACACCCCATCGGCGAGCGCCTGCAAAAACGGCAGATGATCGCCCACGTCGAGCAGTTCCCCGCCCACAAAGACCGCATGCACTTCCATCGCTACACCGCTTCCTGCGGCGAGTAGCGCCGCACCTGCTTGCCGAACGCTTCGACCGTCAGCGTCGATTGCAGCATCCCATACCGTTCCAGCGTCGCCAGCGTCTTGATCGCCCCCCCCAGGCTGATATTGAACGCCATCGACACATCGACCGCCGTGACCGTCCCACATTCCGCCACATACGCATTGATGCTGTAGTACTCGCGTTCCGGCCCGGTCGGCTGCACGATCCGCACCACCTGCACGTCTTCACCGCTCGGCCCCAGCGCCCACAGCATATCCGGGTCATTCCCGGTGATGCACAGCGTCCCGTTCACGAACAATGCCCACTCTGCGTTTACCACGGTCTTGCTCCTCGCTTCATCTAATAGAGAGTTGTTAGAAGGTCAATTACGTCAGCCGGAAATTACTGCCGCGGCTCCCAGTCAATCGGATCATTCGCATCGACCAGCGGACGCTCGACCGTGATCTGCAGGTCGCCAAACACCGCATACGTCGCGCCGACCGCATCCAGCCCATCCAGCAGCTTGCTCAGCGGTGGATACAGCTCGCGCAGCAGCGCTTCTTTGAGCTCCAGCTTGATCACCGTGCCGCCCATCGCCATGATCTCCGCGCCGCACGCCTCGACCACCGCGTCCAGCCCGATTCCGTCCGCCATCACCACGCGCACCAGATGCTCGCTCAGCTCGTCGAAATACTGGCGGCTCACCTCATCCAGCGCCGCGTCGACCGGATCCGCCGCCACCGCCGCCAGATCGATCTTTTCTCCCCTCTCCCTTGGGAGAGGGGCCGGGGGTGAGGCCATCTCTTCCGCCGGGGGTGAGGCCAGCACCGGCATATCAAACTCCGGCAGCCCGCGCAGCACCTCGATCCCCGCCTCGGTGATCGTGATCGTCTTGCTGTCCGCCGTGACCAGCCCCTTCTTGACCGCGGCATTGATCACGCCGCCATGCGCATTCGCATACGCCCGCTTGATCGTCCCGCCCGCCTTTGCCAGTTCCTTCAGCAATGCGAGTCCCTGCTCTGTCACGTCTGCCACGTTCATCTCCTCTGCATACCGTTCCATCCACTGGGCGACCGGCCCCGCGCCGTCGCCCTTCATATTGCTGATCCGCTCGACGCTCACCCCGTCGACGTACACTACAAACATGTCATTCGCGGTCTTCGTGCTTTCCCGCCGCACCGTGATCCCCGGCGGCAGCCCCTCAGTCAATTCCCGGTGCACAAAGTTCAGCCGGTCAATCCGCCGCACCAGCAGCTTGTGCCCATCCATCCACCATGCCGCCCGCGGCGCGTCCTGCGATGCTGCGACCATGATCTACTCCCGGTCATATCGTTCGCTGAGGTAATCGCCTTCCTGCTTGATGTAGGCGACATACGCATTCAGCGCATTGAAGATCTGCTCCCGAAACACCGGTTCGACCAGCGCGATCGACTCTTGGATGTACTGGTTCCACCAGCCCGCCCGCGTGCCTTCCAGCAGCCGTACCACGTCGCTCGGTGCCAGCGTCAGCAGCTCCGTGATCCGCATCTTGACTTCGCGGTTGTCCGTCAGCGACCGCATCAGCTCCAGCACCGGCGCGATCTTGTGCCCTTCCGCGTCCCACGTCCGCGCAAACGCCACCGTCGATTCGGTGATCCGCTGCGGCGGTTCCATGTACTCGTCTTCGTCGTCGAACTCCGCATCGTCGAAGTCCTCGTCATACGCCGCGCGCACCATCGCCGTCTGCTTTTCTCCCCTCTCCGCTCGGAGAGGGGCCGGGGGTGAGGCTTGCCCTGTCGGGGGTGAGGTGGGCTTTGGCCGATCCACATACAATCCGCTGACTCCGCGCACGCGCTCGGTTTCTGGAATGGCTTTTCCCTCAACCGTCGCCGGTTCATCTGTCGATACCGTTACCCCGGTAACGGTATGCAATTGAGTCACTTCCGGATTATTAGCTTTCGTGTTGTCCACATAATCGCGGATCTGGCGTTCGCTCCACCCCTGCACATCGGCTTTCACCCACAGCATATCGGGGATGCTCAGCAGCGCCCGGAACTGCCGCACGCGCTCCATCGTCTTCAGCCCGGTCACGTTGAGCACGCGCTCGCCCAGCCCGCGCTTGATGCGGTAGATATCGCCGTTCGCCACCTGCGCATAGAAAGCGCGGTCGCTCCCGCCGGGCAGCACCAGCGTCTCAAAGCGGTCGAACTTCACCCCGGCGTCGCCCTCATACATCGCCATAATCAGCAGCGCGATTTGCCGGGCCATCCCGATGGCATTCAATGATCGTCGCTGCGTGTTCTCAGTCGCT